CCGAAACAAGATACTATTATTGCAGAGCGTGGAGATGTGGGTAACTTTATTAACATGCCTTACTTCAATGCTGAGATGCCACAACGCTACGCATTCAATGCTAAGTGTGAAGCATTAGAACTAGACGAGTTCCTCGATGCGGTCGAAGAGATCCGTGTAACAGAGTCCGAGCTTGAAGGTCTGCGCTTCTCTGGCAAACGTAAGTATTTCACCGATGGTCCGCCCTGCCTTGAGCATTTGTTTGCGGATGGTCCTATCGATACACCACGTAATACTTGCATGTATCAGTGCGGGATCTACGCTAAGTTATCTGAACCTGATAACTGGAAGAGCAAGCTAGAAGAGTTCAATCGAACACTGTGTACTGAGCCGTTACCTTCTCACGAAGTAATCAACCTAGGTAAATCCCTGGACAAGAAGGATTGGGCGTACAAATGTAAAGAAGAACCTTTCAAAAGTTACTGTGATCCTACGCTGTGCGCTAGTCGTAAGCATGGGATAGGTAATGAATCCCCTGACATGCCTAGTGTTGGCGGACTAACTATCATGTTATCCGAACCTAGAGTATACTTCATGGATGTTGATGGGTCACGCATACAGATTTCAACAGAGCAATTGCAGAACCAAGTGCTTTGGCAACGAGCATGCATGGAGCAGATGAACATCATGCCTCCGACAGTTAAGCCACAGAAGTGGCAGCAGATGATTAACCAGTTGATGCAAGACGCCACTGTGCTTGAAGTCCCAGAAGAAGCCACAGTCAAGGGACAGTTTAAGGAGCATCTTAAATCTTATTGCACGAGCCACATTCGAGCGATGGCTCCCGAGGAGATGGAAATGAATAAGCCATGGACAGATGACGGAGTCACAAAGTTTAAGCTTGAGGGTTTAATCGAGTATCTGCATCACCGAAGATTTAAGGTGGACAACAGAGGACACCTAATCCAGATGATCCGTGATATGGGTGGGGATAACACAAAAGTTAACATCCATAAGTCCGACGGCAAAAGAACGAACATTAGGTGTTGGCAAATACCCGCCTTCGAACAAGAAGAAATAGAATTATCAGTAAGGGAGATGAACAATGACATCCCATTCTAATAGACTACTGCGCGTAGGAGAAGTAGCTCAGATGCTAGGGGTATCCAAGTCCTACATCTATAAGTTGGTTGCTCAGAAGACAGACTTTCCGCAGCCAATAGTTCTAGGAGATGAGCACAGTAAGAGATCGTCAAGCCGTTGGGTTCTGACAGAGATCGAGGACTGGGTAAACTCTAGACCGAGGGGCAAGGATCTATGATCGATAACTCTCTACTTATACTGGGTCCTCCTGGTTGTGGTAAAACTTATCGGTTGATACAGGAGATCAAGAGCGCCTTAGATTCTGGGGTGCATCCTTCTCGTATTGGTGTGATCTCGTTTACCCGAAAGGCTATTGAGGAGATGGTGTCTCGAGCTTGTGCTGAGTTCAACCTAACCCCCAAGGATTTTCCTTACATGAGAACCAGTCATTCGTTTGGGTTCAATGGATTAGGATTACAGCGGCAAGATGTTATGAGTGCCGAGGACTATGCTGTTGTTGGATCGGATCTTGGTCTTAACTTTGAGGGAGATGACAAGACAAGTATCGATGATGGTGTTCAGTTACCTACCATCGGAGGATCTGGATCACAGTATCTACAGTTAGAGCATCGAGCTCGATACAGAATGGTTAATCTGGAAGAAGAGTTCAACCATGCGGCAAACAGAGAACTGTTCTACCCGAAGCTGTTGCAGTTGAGCCAACAACTGAGCGAATACAAATCTGCAATGGGCAAGTATGACTTCGTAGATATGATAGAGAAGTACATTGATGTAGGCGATCCACCGAGCTTAGACTATCTGTTCATAGACGAAGCCCAGGATTTCACACCGCTCCAGTGGGAGATGGCTAAGTTCATAGCTTCCAAAGCAGGAAGAGTAATTATTGCAGGAGATGATGACCAGGCTGTTCACAGATGGACGGGTGTTGATGTTGATTTGTTTATCAAATCTTCTGACAACGTCGAGCGTCTCACACAATCCTATCGTATACCTAGATCAGTACATCGTTTGGCTAGTGTTATATCCGAAAGGATAGGTGGCCGTTTAGAGAAAGAGTTCGAGCCTCGTGAAGAGGAGGGCATGGTTGAATACACTTATCATCTGGACTCCATTCCCTTCCAAGAAGGAACGTGGACAGTGATGTGTCGAACAAACTTCTATGTAATAGAGCTAGCTAAATGGTTTCGTAAGTCAGGGTTCAAGTATTCTGTCCGTGGATATCCTAGTATCTCAGACAAATTGGTGGGCAACATCTTAACATGGAACGATCTATGTCAGGATAAGTCCGTGGGTTTAGAACGGATTCGGCAGCTGTACTCTGCCCTGCCTAAACAAGGTAAGGATGCCAAGCTTAAACGAGCGTCGTCCAAGCTACTGGATGCGTTAGATCCCGAGGCTTTGATAGGTATGGCTCAACTTCAGAACGATCTTGGTCTGTTATGTGGAGCAGAGAGTTCTGCGTATGATGTATTGAAGGTCAGTACGTCTGAGAGAAATTATATCGAGGCTATAGAACGAAGGGGCGAGGGGCTTCTGTCTGCGCCAAGGATTAAGTTGTCCACATTCCATGCTATGAAAGGTGGAGAAGATGACAACTGCGTGGTGTACACAGCGTCCACTAAGGCATGCTATGAAACACTGTTCCCAGAAGACGAGCATCGAGCATTCTATGTTGGGATAACAAGAGCCCGACGACGACTATACATATTACAATCCGATAACAAATACAGGTATACATTATGAAACGTACAGAAATCTTAGACACCGCCAAGGAATTAATCAGTGGACAGAGAGCCAAGGATTACGGGGATGCGTTTGATAATCACAGTCGTATAGCCGAGGGTTGGAATATAATTGTCCGTGGTGCTATACTAAGTCATGGTGAGGTCACTGAACAACATGTCGTACTGATGATGGACTGGTTGAAAACTTCTAGGTTACTGGAAACTATAGACCACCAGGATTCATGGATCGACAAAGCAGGGTACACTGCGTTGGGAGGAGAGTTCTCTGAACGAGCAGAAAAAGGAATTAGATCATGAGAGAGATAGATCGTTTGGCAGAGATGCTAGGACAGATGGAACAGGACATTCGCAATAGCAAATGGTTCAAGAAACTACTGAAGAAACTCAGGCTCAAGAAATGAGTACGTTGTTTGGTAGCGATCTGCATCATCAGTTTAAAGGTGAGATGGATATGATTGATTCCGACTGGAACATCCCGCCAGAGTTCCCTGATCTCACTGGTTACAGCGAAGTTGCTGTGGATTTAGAAACCAAAGACCCAAACATTAAGAACCTTGGACCAGGATGGGCGCGAAAAGATGGGCACATCATAGGCATTGCTGTAGCTGCGGGAGAATACAAAGGATACTTTCCTATCAGACATGAGAACGGACACAACCTGGACCCTAAGTTTGCACTGAAGTGGTTAAAGAAACAGATGTCTGTACCTGAGATGAAGGTGATTATGCACAACGCAACTTACGATGCGGGTTGGATGAGAGCCGAGGGCGTCGAGATCAAAGGTCGTATCATTGACACCATGATTACAGGCGCGTTGGTTGACGAGAACCGTTGGTCGTTTGGCCTAGATGCTATGGCTAGAGACTACGCAGGCATTCGTAAAGACGAGAAGATGTTGAAGGCCGCCGCCAAAGCATGGGGCATAGATCCCAAAGCAGAAATGTGGCAGTTACCTCCGATGTATGTGGGAGCCTACGCCGAGCGAGATGCTGTAGCCACACTAAAACTCTGGCAGTTCCTAAAGGTTAAGCTAGAAGAAGAACAGCTATGGGAAATCTGGAACATAGAAACTGATCTGATACCTTGCATGCTAGACATGCGAAGTAATGGTGTGCGTGTTGACCTCGACAAAGCAAGCAAGAACAAGAAATTAATCCGCGGCAAAGCAAATGAACTACGCCGAGGAATAGAGAAGCAAGCAGGCGGAGACGTAGACATATGGGCGTCAGCGTCCATAGCTAAGATGTTTGATAAGTTGGGACTAGAGTACCCGAGAACCGACAAGGGAGCGCCCTCGTTTAACAAGGGCTATCTCAGTAGCCATCCATCCAAGGTGTGTCAGGACTTAGTTAAACTCCGTGAGTTTGATAAGGCCGACAGTACGTTTATCGACAGTATACTACGTCACGAAACCAATGGTCGTATCCATACGGAGCTACACTCTACTCGTCGAGACGAAGGGGGCACAGTCACGGGGCGATTTTCTTCGAGCAACCCAAACCTGCAGCAGATCCCTGCCAGAGATAAGGACATCAAGAAACTGATCCGTGGTTTGTTTATACCAGAAGATGGATATAAGTGGGGATCGTTCGATTATTCTAGCCAAGAACCAAGATTGTTGGTACACTTCGCCGCCAGTGTTGGGGACATGCCAAGGCAGGATCTACTCGAGGACATCGTAGATCAATACAATACTTCAGACGTAGACCTACACCAGATGGTTGCGGACTTAGCGGGCATCACTCGTAAAGAAGCAAAGGCCGTGAACCTTGGGATCATGTACGGCATGGGCGTAGCTAAGTTAGCCAATCAGATTGACGTCGATCCAGATACAGCCAAGGAATTATTGCAACAGCACCGAGACAAGGTTCCGTTTGTTAAAGCGTTGGCTGAGATGGCCTCTAGAAGAGCGGCAAGCAATGGTCAGATCCGAACCTTACTAGGACGTAAGTGTAGGTTTCATCTCTGGGAACCTAAGACATTTGGTGCAGGCAAACCTTTACCACATGATGAGGCGTTGAAAGAATATGGCGGCGTTAACGGCGCAGGTATTCGTCGAGCGTTTACCTACAAGGCGTTGAACAGATTGATCCAAGGATCGGCAGCCGATCAAACAAAGAAAGCTATGCTTGATTGCTACAAGGAGGGACTTACTCCTATGCTTACAGTACACGACGAACTTTGTTTCAACATAGACAGTCCAGAACAGAGCGATCGGATCAAAGAGATCATGGAGACAGGCGTTAACCTAAAGGTTCCGTCTAAGATCGACGTGGATATACAAGATGACTGGGGAGAAATAGAATGAAGTATGGATCAGTATGCTCGGGCATCGAGGCGGCTACTGCCGCTTGGCACCCATTGGGTTGGGAGCCACAATGGTTCAGTGAGGTTGACCCTTTTCCAAGTGCCGTGTTGCAACATCACTATCCACACATACCAAATCATGGAGACATGACCAAATTTAAGGAATGGAATAATGACAGAACAATTGAGCTTCTTGTTGGCGGGACACCATGTCAGTCCTACAGCGTCGCCGGACTTAGAAAAGGAATCTCGGACCCGAGAGGAAGCCTCATGCTTACATATCTTGCAATGGCTGAACAATTTAAGCCCAAGTGGATTGTCTGGGAAAATGTCCCCGGTGTCTTGTCCTCCAACGGAGGACGGGATTTTGGTACCTTCCTCGGGGCGTTGGGGAAAATCGGGTACGGGTTCTCCTACAGAGTGCTGGACGCACAATTCTTCGGAGTTCCACAAAGACGCCGCCGTGTGTTCGTTGTCGGATATCTTGGAGACTGGAGACGTGCCGCAAGTGTTTTATTTGAGCCCGAAAGCATGTCGGGGAATCCTCCTCCGAGCCGAGAGGCGGGGCAAAGAGTTGCCCCCACAGTTACAGTCGGCCCTCCTTTCAGTCGCACAGGAAACTCCAGAGTAGAAACCGAAGCGTTAGTTACCTACGCTCTGCCTGGGAATTGGATTGGTCGTAAGCCAGAGAACGGTGGCAATCAGGTAGAACCCTTTGTTGATCTGTCCCCCTGTCAAACGGCAACCGATGTTCATGCTATCGTTGCTTCAAGGATGCGTGGGTTTGGAGACTACACGGATGACGGAACGGCAAGCACAGTCAAAGCACGGGATGACAAAGATGCTACAGATCTAGTTGCCGCTTCGAAAGCTACAGGAGAAACAACCTTATCTGATGTGACGATGTCTCTTACTGCAAGCTATGGACAGGGAGGCGCGGACTTAGCAACCAAGCCAATGGTCTGTTCCAGTACAGTCAGGAGGCTTACTCCAAAAGAATGTGAGAGATTACAGGGTTTCCCTGATGACTTTAGTAGGATACCATGGAGGAATAAAGAGCCAGAGGATTGCCCTAATGGCCATAGATACAAGGCGTTAGGCAATAGTATGGCAGTTCCTGTCATGAATTGGATAGGGCGACGTATTGATATGGTCGAAAAAGGAGAACTATAATGATTGATCCTCAAAAAGTAGAAACACTAGGCTTCCACCAAATGCATTCTATGCAGATAGAAGCGTTGATGAACTTTGTTAATATGGGATTGAACCTTGCAGCTATGTGCGGTGACCAGGATATTATGGACGAGGCTGAAGCCGAAGCCGACGAACTGATTAGATTGTTCGGTGGCAACGGTGTTAGATTAAAGATTGAAAGTTACTGATTATCTCTAGCGCGATCGGCTATCTCTTGGTTAGCTCGGTCGCCTAGTAACGATGGCACGAATGCTTTGACACGATCAAAGACTTTGCCTCCTTTCTCAACAACGGAATCTGTGACGTTATCAAACGTATTAGATACTTGACCCACGAAGTTTTGAGTTGGTGCAGCTTGTACTTGAGGAGCCGCGTCTTCAACAATGGGAGATCCAAATAATTCCACAGGTTCTTCTGCTTGAGTAGAAACAACCTCACTGTTTATCAAAGAACGTTTGATTTCGTTAATCTCTGCAACAGGAAGTCTTTGCAAGATTCGGTTTTCTTTCTTGACGTTTACTTCGTTACTAACTTCTCTAATTAGATTTCTGCTGATCTTAATAGGCTCAAACCTGTTTCCAATAATATTTCTAATTTCTTTCCTAGATACACCACTGTTCTTCAACGACCTATATATCTGAGCGCGAGTAAATCCTGCATCCATGGCCGTATCTATTTTGTTTTTCAACAGGCTCTGATGTCTACGTTTGGCATCGTTAGCTTTAACGTATGCAGCCATTACATCTTCGGCAGTAGCATCGTTGTCATCAGCTACCTTAGTAAATATCTGAACAGCACTTGATCTATCTGCTGAGTAAGCTCCACCGTCATACCCAAGACTTCTGCCGATGTTTACTTTCATTGGCCGTAGTCCGGTGAGCATGGTGCCTGCTTCTTCTGCCACAGAATATTCATCCCCTGACTTACTTGGAGTATCTGTGAAGGCGCGATTGATCCTGCCCTCAGTAATCTCTCCGCCTTTAACAGTGTAGGCTTGCTCTACAATTCCAGGTATAAACGCTCCGGCAACGTGGTTGATAGACTTAGAAAGCTTATCGCCCCACATCTCTCCAGGCTCGTATATTTCAGCACCCGTCTGAGTTTTACCATCACGTAAAGTAACATCGACGAGACGTTCCGTGGCCATAGCTTCGGAAGCAAATGGTTCTGCAAACTTTTTAAACGCAGCCATGGCCGCGAACCCAAGTTGCTCTGCCTCATTAGCTCCGACTGCACCCTTGTTTCTGTATACTTCCATCGCCGCACGAGCAGGAGCCAACATAAATTCATACGGCAGCATGTAAGATAGATCTACAGCTTCAGCATTTAGGTCTGCATCTGGTTTCTCTAGATACATCATTGTATTACCTTCAGACCAGTAAGGTTTGTTCTGCTCTAGTAGATCCTCTTCAGCTTCAGTAATACCTAGAACGTCATGCGCTGCATTACGCATAGCTCCTGGTGCAACCGTAGCCATAGAGATATATCCTGTAAGACGTTCCGCTCCGATGCCGCGGATCTGCCGAGCAAACGCTTTAGCTTGCTCCTCGCCCATCGCCGCAACCAATTCATCAGTTGCTTTGAAACCCATCTCTCTAACTGATCTGTTTACGATGTTCCCTGATGTACGAATAATCTCTGCGGGAAACGCCATAAAGTTACCCATGACCGGGATCCGACGAAGCGACTTGATAACTTCGGGAACCATGGAATACACAGGCATCGTTTGTTTGACCACATCCACGGCTAGCATATCACCAAAATCTGTGCCTGCTATAGATGTCTTACGTTTTGCTATCCTAGCGTTAACCAATGCGTCTTGAACCGCGGGATTAACATTCTCAATATCTAACCCTGCTTTTCTTAGTGCCGCTCCATACCTAGCTTTCTCTCCTAGCGCGCCAACTACTTTCCAATAGTCATCGCCTAGTTGATATGTCTTCTCCATAAAGTTGATCGTGGTTCCTGCAACTGGGGTCTTACGGAGAAGCTTACCCCCTGTATTTAACATAGCAGATACACCTGATTTTGTTTGTTCCTTTAACAGATTCTTAACTTCGCTAAGTTGGATGTTCTGCCCGATAGCACCCTCGTCCTGCATAGCCTTTAGAAGTCTGAACTGTTCGGGACTGTCTATAGCGTTGGCTAGTAGTACCTGTCCACTCTCAAAGATACCCATGTTACGTCCGAGCAACCCGTTTGCTCCAACAACAAATGTGTTGGATAGGAAGTTACGAACTTGAGACAGGGGATTCAACACTGTCTTTGACATCTGAGAGATACCTTTGAGTTGTAACGATACAGCTAGTGCATCTTGTACAAATGATTGTGTTCGACCAGGAGTAGTCAAGCTGTTAGCTATTTCAGTAGGTACATAATGACCAGACAATGAACCATATGGACCACCAAAAGGATGATCTATGTTAGCTTCGCCCAACTTAGTATAGTTATATTCACTTGTTAAAGCTTTAGCAATGTTATCATCTTCTTTTAAAGCGCTGCCGTTAATAGCAAAAGGTCTTCCTCCCGCATTCATCTTTGCAACGGCTTCATCAAAGTATTGAACCTGACCAGGGGATCTAACTGATTGCGCTGTGTTACTAATAGAGTCAAATAACTTTTGAGAAGCCATGGTTGTCGCCATGTTGTCCACTGTAAGTAAGAAAGCATCCCTAGGATTGCGAACTTCCCCCATCATTTCTCGCAACATAGGGGCCGCATTTAAATAATCGTCTCGATCCTTGAGCATTCCACCGGCTAACTTAAACAAAGATGTCCGACCAACAACTTCTTTTGCGCCTTGAGCTACACCTGCAGCCTTTTGCCGTGCCGCAGCTTCTGGGGTTAAGCCAAAAGAATTGGTGGCAGCTCTATCAAAAACCTCAGAGATAAACAACTCAGCCTGTTGATCCGCAAGTTCCGTTGGAGTTCCTGGTTTTTTTGTTTGAATTACTTTTCGAAGTTGTTCTTTAGCTTGTTCATACTGAGGCATAGTTTTAAAATCAACGTCACTAAACTTCTTGGGATCTAAGTGTAGTTCATATAACCGTCGGATGTATGTGCCTTCGTTGTTTGTAAATTGAGTCTTTAAAAGTTCTTTATTATCTTGTGTTAAGTTAGGGGCAGAATCTACGGAAATTTTAAACTCTCGACTAAGTTCTGTTATTTTATCTCGCATAGCGTCTACAGATTTGGATACGTCCTCACCATAGTTTTCAGCAAATGTTTTCCCTTTGTCTAAATCTGTAGGGGTATACTCCCCTGTAAGGTAATCCATCGTGTCATTGTACGTTCGTTGCGTAGCTTTCTTGCCTCGACCTGTAAGCTTTTGTAATCTAATAGATTTTTTAACAGCTTTGTCGAACTCATTAAGTAGCCTAGTAGCGGCAGCTTCTTGAGAGTCTGTCATACCTTCTGTCGTTCGAACAGCTGCACCTATTTCTTCTGGAGCACCGGCGTCCGCAGTGAAGTTTCTTTTCAGAAAGTTTGCGGCACCAGGGAAATTACCCTTTGCTTTTTCCCCAAGAAAACCCATACCAGACTGTAAACCTCTAGCCAAAGTAGGCATACCCGAAAGCTCACTGCTTCCTACTCCTTTAATCACGGCGCCTGCTACGGGTAGTACGATCTCGCCTGCAAGATTGAAACTTGCTCCTTCAAACCCTAAACGAAATTTATTTCTAAGACGAACAGCAGCTAGTTCTTTCCCTGTCAAAGATCCTTCGTCCTCAGTTTGTAAGAACTCAGGCATAGCATCCCAACTATCTGCCAGTGTAGTCATGGTGCTAGGAGAAACAAACACATCGGCAACGCCAGTGCCTGCTGTAGTTAAAGCCGCTCGACCTGCTCGTGTTTGTGTAAGAGCCCCCGGAGCTTTACGTCCGAACGCCTGCGCTGATTTGCCAAACCATGTTTGTGCTTTCTTCACCGCTGTACCAGACTGCAAAGCTTTCCTAGCTTTGTCTGCTTTTGAAACCCAATTAAACACACCAATACCTGGAGCGCCGTAGTTTACTATAGTCTCTACTACTTTTCCTGCGGTACGTTCTGGCGTTAAACCAAGGTTGGTTTTTGCATTTTCAAAAAACTCAGTCGTAGCTTCTTGACTACCTTCGTCAATTATATTTGCGGCTTCTAGTCCCGCAGCACCAAGTTCCGAGATCCCCTGTCCAATGTCCACGATCCCTGCACCGGCACCCCGAGCAATAGAACCAATGACTGTTTGATCGGATTCGTCTTCTTGTTGATCTTCGACAGGTGCACCGAACATAGGAGTTTCTTCTACCTTGATAGGTGCACCGAACATTTTTTCAGCCATACTGAACTCCTATTTTTTCTCTCGTCTCTCAAACACACCTTTATCATTTTTTTGTAAGAAAACAGTACCCGTTTTTAATGCGTCAAAGTCAGCTTGGGTAGAAACCACAGGTACATTATCCTCACTACTTTCTGCCCCAGAGTTGCCTATAGCAAACTGAGAGTTTGGAAACGATTCGGATGCAATCTTTATCGCTTGTGACGCAGCTTCCGCAGAAGATATTGATCCGTCTTCTATTTGAAGCTTGTATCCATCTAACGCATTATCCAATACAGATTTAAACATACGGTCTACTGTAGCAAAAGATGTAGATCCTGTTGATCGAATTTGTGCAACTCGTTCTGCGTTTCTATTTCTAGCCGCTAAACGTTTGTCTTTGTTAGACTCTTCTAGCGCCATCATATTGATCTTATCCTCACGCGCTTGATTAGACGCTTTGTCTTCTTTCATCATTTTAGACCCTGCGAGAAGACCATCCGCAATATTTTTAATTGCACTTGGATCGTCCCCTGCCGCAACAGCAAAACCCACCATTGCCATGTTCATCCAGAACTCTTCCTTCTTGTCTTCTTTGGTGTCAGTTCCTAGGAGATCGCTCAAGATTTTCTTGTACGATGAAATTCTTTCGGGCATGTCCATGCCTTCAAAGTCCTCGCCTAGTGCGTCCCCTACAGCATTGGCCATGTCTTCACTTGGATTAGATGACCCTTCAATCTCATCGCCTATTTTCTTTGATGAAAGACCCGATGGCCCCGCACTTCCTTCAAGAAACTTTTCTATCGTCCATTTACCATCGCCTTCGTATACATCGCCTTTATTTTTTTCGCCTACAAAAGGAGCCGGTGGAACATCCTGGGCAAAAGCTTCATCTTCCGCCGCAATACGTTCAGCACGGTCAGCGTCGTCTTCTTTCTTTTGCATTTTTTCTTCGTAAGGACTTGGTGGAGTAAACATTTCTGACGCCGCACCCATAGCAGCGCCTTGTTTCTCAGCTTCGTTAAAGTTAGCAATAGTAGATATCGCGTCTTCTCGGTTGCCTTTTGCTGCCGGAGCAACCTTTTGATCTATTATTTCCATTAAGCTAGCTTCGTTATTGTCAACAGAAGCCGTAGGAATAGTCTCCGTTGAAAAATCCATTGCTGTTCTTCCAGGACCACGGCGCGCCCGATCGTTATCAGAGGTATCTAATAATTCTGCGGAGTTAACATTGATCCGTTCTGGTGCAATTTCTGGTTCACTAAGTATTTCTGCGCTAGCTAGCTCTGGTGCTTGGTAGTCTTCTTGGTATTTTCTAAGGTTTTCTTGATATGCGTCTCTTTTCTTTTGAAGATCCTGTAGTTGAAACGCAGATAACCCTATGTCTAACTGAGGAGTCTGATCTAGTTTAGTAGTAGGATCGTCAAGTGCGGGATTTACTGCTTCTACAGACGGAGCAGCACTCATAATTCCAACGTTAGAGGAGAAATCCATTGCTGTTCTGCCAGGTCCACGTCGCGCTCGATCATTGTCCGTGGTGTCCAGACCTTCAGCAGAGTTAACGTTGATACGTTGTTTTACTTCTGTAGGCAAAGACTCATATACCTGCACATCTCGGTCATTGAATGGCTCGTTGTTTTTGACCTTTCTCATTAGGTCTTCGATCAACCGTTCTAAAAACGAAGGCTGTGGCTCTGTACTAAACGTTCCTGTCATACCGTTGGCGTCCGTAGTAACTGTGCCACCAGGAGCAAAGCGCTGTGTCTCATCAATCATCTCAGGAGATGACGCTAGTATTCCACCCATGTTCGCAAGCTTGGCACGAGCATTACGGTTCACAAACATCTTTCGGTTTAATACATTGTTCATACTATTGTCCTCCGCCGCCAAACATTCCTGTTTGACCTAGACTATATAGACCGCCCGCTAGACCTGCAAACTGTGAGATCGCACTCGGGCTAGGTCTTTGCTGATTTGTAAATGTAGATTGAGACGTTGGCATGCCTTGGAATATATCTGAATAGAAACCCAACTGTTGGTATGGTTGCATAACATTCTGGTACTGAGTCTGACGTGCCGCATCCATCTCGGACTGCTGTTGCTGTTGCTCTTGTCCACCAAGACTTGATAACGTATTGATATCGTTGATGTTTAATCCTTGGAACGCCTCGCCTAGTTTAGCCTGTTGCATACCCAAGCTACCAATGCCCTGCGCCAATTGACCATACTGGCCTGCGCCTTGTTGCATAAGTTGTGCACCGGCTAATCCTGCCTGCCCTGCCGCTTGCGCTCGAGCTAATTGTTGTTGCTGTGCTTGTCCGTAACCAGACTGACGTAAGTTCGCAGCGGTTCGGGCTTGTGTTTCTAATGTGTTTCTGTTTTGCTCTGCCGCTTGAATACCTTGACGTGATCCACCAAAAGCTCCTGCGCCTACGGCTTGTGCCGCTAGACCTTGCTGTTGTATCTGACCCTGACGAGCTATATCCTTCATACTTTGCTGAACAACCGCATCTTCATACGGATTCATGTATGCTTGTGTTGCGTTCGGATCTAATATGTTTGCCGCTGTTTGCTGACCAATCTGCCCTGCTGACGTAATAGATGCAGCTAACGGATTTAATCCTGCTTGTGCCGCAGCCAACCCTGTGCCGACACTTCCTGCCCCTGCTTGTAGCATTGGAGCGTATGCTCCTACACCTTGAGTAGCTAGGCTAGTAGCCTGTTGTTGCATCGGGCTTCGCCCTGCAACCTGATAACCAGGTAATGTATAATCTTGCTTACCAAGAGCTTGACCCCTGTCAAGGATCTCCTTCATGTATTTCTTCTGCCAATCTGGTAAGTCGGTTACCGAAGTTGTTGTGTAGTTTTCAACCATGTTGAGTACCCTTCATCTTTCTAACTTCAGCAAACATTCTAGCTGCTTCCGCTCCGCGTGTTCCGTTTGCCGCGCCACCAAGGCGCATTCCTGCTCGTTTCATGTTTCCATCGGGATCCATGTTAGCCAAATCTTTCCCTGACAAAATAACTTCTCCGTTAGCTACCGCGATTTCCTCAACAGGGCGACCGTTCTGTGTGATAACTCCTGGTATTGAATCGCTTGTCACAGTCCCTGGACCTTGGATCATGCCTCCTCCTGCAAACTGCATCAACCCACCATTTGCCGCCGATTGGTATACAGGTTTAATTGCAGAGGCTTGGGCTTCTTTAGCTTCCACCATCTTGTCATGGATATCTCGTTCTTCTTCTGTGGTAAACGCAGGGGCTCTGCCATCAGAACCCGTGTATCTAGATTTGAATAGGTTTTGATCCCAACCATCTTGTTGACTAGGTCCCTTGTTCCACTTAGCCATCCGTGCTTCGTTAGCTGCACCACCGTCATCGTCATCGTCAAACAACTTGCCTACCAGAGCTCCGATTCCTGTAGTCGCTAAAAGGCCACCAAGCCCAGGTGCTATAGCGTTGCCTATAAATCCACTAATTAAATTACCTAAACCCATTACGCCTCACCTACTATCTGCTCGGGCATTGTAACCACGATCGTTGTACTGCGCCGCTCGGATCCTGTCCATGGTTCACCGCAGTCAGGGCAGTTACCACTTGGGTAGGATGCAATCTCTTCTGGCGTATCGACTGCGTTTTCGCAGCTTACACAATGCACTATATCAGAACTTGTAGAAGGTTTCCACTGTGTACCGTTAGGCATTTGAATTATTTGATCACTCATGTTATTACCACCGTTACTGTGCCGACTGAACTAGCTGCCGAAACGCTTCCTGAGTAGGTATCACCCTGTCGAATGATTTTCAAAAAGCCATTTGCCTCGAATACATCCCCTAAGTCTAGCGTATTTGCCGCGCCATCGCTAGGTATTCCTTGGAAATTTACTATAGGACTACGCTGTTCGTCAATGAAGTTGTCTAATGTTCGTGCTAATTGATTAACATAAGCCGCGCTATACTCCAAGGGAGCAATAGGAATTATTTGTCGGATGATCTTCCTGGTCATCTACGACCATCGGGGCGCAT